GTAGTAATTTGTACTAAGGCACATTGAACCTTTATTAAATCCATCATGTCTTTTTGGTGTTCAACTAAATCAATCATTCTAGCTCCGTCTGAAGCCTTTTCATTTGCGTCATTTCTTATGTACTTTAAACCCTTAATCGGGACACGGGCTTTTCTTTGGATATTGTAATCATCATTCATCGCTGCTCCAGCAAAAAATATTTTCCTGCGGTCAAAAGCAGACTGCAATGATTCATTGGCGGCTCTAATCCATGGAGAACTAGGCTTTCTTAAAAACACAAACTTCTTAGCACTTTTATTGTATTGATTTTTAAGTTTCCTTAAGTTCTTGTCATAATCCATAGGCTTGTCCAACTCCGCCTCAATCGTCTCCAATTTCAAGTTAAGGTCTTTAAAAATAGTACTTTCGTTGCAAGAGTTCATAAATTGCACTCCTCCATTATAGTCTCCCACTACCGCTACTATATTAAAGTGAGTAAGTAGATAAGCTATGTATTTTATATGAGTTTTTAAATTTGCCCCCGATAAAGCATAACTATGAACCACGGTTCCTTTTCTCTGCTCTTTGTTTAATTTAATCAACAGCATGGCAAAATCATCTGAGCTTTCACTTTCTGACCATGAGGGGTCGAAGGCTAAAAGGTACTCATCATTTTTATGACCTACAACTTCTATAGATTGACCCTCCCCATCAGGAAGAGTGCATTGCGCCATTTTACTAACCTTAAAGTACCCAGAACTATCATCTGTGAAAACAGCATTAAACTCTCGGTCAAACTGTGAGTCGCTCATTGTGGCCTTAGATTGGCTTATAAGATTTTGATCATAAAGCTGTTCAGGAGCGCAATCATAACTAAAATGCATAACTGTCCGATGCGCCCCATCTTGGGTGTTCTCATTAAGAATTAGATTCTCATATTGCTGATAAAGCTTATAAAGGTACTCGAATTTGTAAGAAGCAGAAGACAAACCAATAATTTTGTTGTTTGGCCATTTTTTTCTTTCCTCCTCTTTCATTTTCCCCTGTTCTATCATTTTTGTTTCTAGATCATATACCTCTTGCCTTTCCGTTGGATTATCCACAACTGACAAGAAGGGCATAATTACCTCATTAAAGATTTTCTGCGGCATAAGCAAAAGCTCATCAATAATCATTCTTTGGAAACGGAAACCCCTAAGCTTTTCACCGTCACCTAAAGGAAGCGCTCTAATACTACTGCGGCCTATTTCCATTACCCACTCATCATTCATTTTAGAAGTTCTAGTAATACATTGAGAGAAGAAGGTTGCTTTGGGGCTTTTAGCGATATCCTCAATTTTTTTAAATATCATTTTAGATTGCCTGAATGATTTAGACAATATACCGATTTGTACCCCTTGGTTTAAAATAGCGTCTAAGAGCGCGAAAATGGCCGTAGAGAAGCTTTTAGACATTCCTCGGCTCCATATGCCCAAAAAGTAGTCCGACTCCATCATGGCCTTTATCGCCATATGCTGGAAAGGGAATAACTTCACCCCAGTAAGCAACTCTGTAGCAAAAGAAGGATTTTCCCGCAGAAACTTATAAAGCAAAAGCTTCGCCTCTAGATCATCCAAATAGCCCTCTTTTTCCAGCAATAACTGGTTTATATCTTTGAACTCTCTTTTTAGTTTTTGTTTTCCTGTCTCCCAAGCCATTGTTTAATATGTGTTTGTTCCAAAAATATTGCAGATCTACTTCCCAGAGCTTTTTGCCTAAAACAAGAATTTTCGGTATTAATTCTACACTTTGCTCTCTAGACCCACTAAAGACAAATTGGCAGCAATCTGAATAACTAGACTGTATTTCCCTTACCTGATGGAAAACATAATCCAGTTTATATTTTTTGTAATTTTTTTTATTTTCTTCTTCTATAGTGTCAAAAGCCGCTTCCACTACAATAAACAAGAATGAGTCTAAACTCTTGCACCTCTCTATCTCCTTTATAAATCTATTGCACCCCTGAGTAACTGTTGAGCAAAAATCCTGGTAGGTTTTGCGATCTACAAAAGTGTAGTCAAAATCTTCACCCATTACAGCGTAATCCCCCACATCAAGTTTTAGCACCTCACTATTTTTAAATATTAGTGGGTTCTGTTCTCTCGTATCTACGAATATACGAGTTTCTTCATAATTTTGATGGAATTCATTTGGTAGTTGCCTCGATAGCATGGGCAACATACCAAATTGTTCACAAGTGGCGTTGTAACTACCAAAAACCTTTTTGCATATGTCTATGTCGGGTAACCCCGCAGTTTGTAGGTAGACGGAAGGCGGTAGCCCTTTTAAGCCCTTGCTTAGTATTCTATACTTAAAAGTATTTAGTATATATTTCTTTACCTCATCACGAGGAGCTGTGTCGCACCACTCCTTCATGTTGGCGGCATTGATAAAATCAGTAGCGAAATACTGATCGTATTTTTTATATGGAATAAGCTCTTGAGTGAGTTTGTCTTTTTTGCTGAAATTTTTTACATAGTAGTCTCCCACATACATCCCATGTTTTTTGATGTGAGCATGTAAACTTCTTAAGGAATCAAATGATTCATTACATTCTTTACAATTAAACGACATCTTCTTGTGAAATTCCTAAAACCCGCGCTTTCCATTCCGCCATCCCTTCCAATCTGTGCGCCTCCTTTTTAACAGCCTCTTTTTGCATCTCAGCTATGCGAACCATAGTTTTCCTTTCCTCCTCCTCTTGGAAGAGTTGGACGATAGACAAAAAAGAAGCATTCTCCTTTTGGTTCTTCTTCATGCGTTCTGCACGGTCACCTTGTAGTTTTTTGGTAAGGTTTTCTATCCGAGTTTCGCATTGGTGATACTCCCCAGATTTAGCCTTTATGATTTCCGCTAACCTTACGCTCATCTCTGTTTGGTCATCGGCGATGTCAAACATGTCGTTGAGCTTGTTAAGGTGGGAACTAACCACTTCGAGGTTTATAACCTCTTTACAAACATTAAGGTACAAGTTAAGCTCATCCGCAGTCAAATCTGGCTTGTCCCAAGTCAATCGAACAAATTCATGTTCAAAAAGAACCCGATCCTCTTCATTTAAATAATTATTAATTATTTTTAAAAACCGAGAGTTATTTAAGTTAATGCCAAGCCTCTCGACGCAGATTTGCTTCTGCCTGTTAATCTTCGATTCATCTAACCCCATTCCAGTGGCATCATTGATTTTTTTGATGATCCGACTCGGAGATTTCGGCGAAAGGTAAGAATTAAGGGCCGCTCCATCCTTAGAGGGGATAATGTCGGGATTTATCTCTCTGATAAAGGCAAGAACTGTGCGCTGCTCATTGCTCAACGGTTTGACGTTTCGGTCAGGGAAAATGATTTTAGCTATCTCCAAAGAAGACAAACCATCTCCAGCTTGCTCTAAAATGAAATCTTTCTGTTGATCAGTTAATTCAATCTCTTCTGTAGGCGCTCTGCCTGTCGTTCTGAAATTAATAGAATTTTCAACCAAAAATTTACGCACGGCTCTTCCTTCCCGCGATCTCCCATCTAAATGGTCGGCGCGAGCTGGGAGAGAATCAGAGAAGCATTGTTTTGTTAATTCCATTAAATCTGGAATTTTTGCTGCATTTTCCCTTAAAAACTGTTTTTGATTTTCAGAAAGATCCATCGTCTATAATATCTTTATTTTTAAGTATTTCTAACGCCATGTGGAGGAACTTCTTTTTTAGGTTCTTAACTTGGCGGTAACCGAGCTTGTTTTTTTCAGGGGATATTTTGTAGCCCATGTACTTAGCAACATCTTCTTCTGTTTTCTTTTCGAAGTAGAGCATTCTGTAGGCTCTGTAATGAACCTCGCTTAATTTACCCCTCATGTTAAAATCCAATCGACCCAAAGAAGCTTGGAAGTCAAAATCGATATAGGCGCGGTTATGAACCTCTTTAGTGAAATCTTCAGTAGATAAAGGGATTTTAAGACCTAATCCTATTTTTTTTGATTTTTCCCACTTGCGGCATACCGCACAATATCTTTTGTGATGATTGGGAAGGTGAGTAAGGGTGCAGGGGTTTGTATAATTGCCGTAATGGTTTCTAAGTAGGTTTCGGATTTGATTGGAAAT